GTGAACATAAGTCTGGTCTATTTTAAAACTACTAGTTGTTATTATCTCGCTCATTGCTTACCGGTTGTTTACGTTGAACAGATTCATCACTATCATCATTTATAGGATCATTCATTATCCCAAACGTTTCAAGAATAGATTTCATTACAAGAGTCTTTAACCTAAAAGCAATACCTGCTGGAACTGGAATGTCCGCAGTTTCTGAAAACCCTTCTATGTTAATAAAGTTATCGAATAACATTAAAGCAGTAAGTTTTCTTCCATATGGCTTTCTGTTAAACACTATCATATCCTCAAGTATTGTACAAACAGGTTTCTCTGTAGCATACCTTCTGTAACCATGAGAAAGGAACGGAACCAATTCTAAGATATCATACTTTTCATTCAAGTCATGACTACCAATATAAAGGATAGGATTTCTAACTGTTTTTGATATCCCTTTAACATCTACCTTAAATCCAGATAAAACATGCCTAGACCCTACACATTCAGTTTTACGCTGATTAACGACAAGCGTAGATACTAATTGATAGAATCCAACACTCAATGTCTTAGAACGCTTTATTTCATCTCTTATTAATGAAGATCGAATATCAATAATTTCCTGATACAATAACTTAGTCGGTAATGATATGTCGTCAGAATATTTATGCAATTTAATTACTATAGCATCTCTTATGCCTTTGACCGTTTCGCTCATAATCTTAAGGTAAAAAGGGGAAACGAGACTTAACCCATCTCCCCTTAATTAAACAATTAACTATCAATTATTTACACCTTAGATAAGGCAGCAGTAGTAACGGTAGTTGCTCCAATATCAACAGAAAGGTCAACAGAAGTAATACCATTAAGGTTTGTTACGGTAACTTCACCAGCACTAACAGCAGCAGTAAAGTCTCCATGACCGTTTATAACATTCTTGACAAGCAATGCAGTTTCGGTTGGAGTTGATCCTGTAGCAACATTAATAGTCCAGTCAGTTCCATCAATAGAAACGGATACAGTACCAGTTGCATCAGCAGTAACAGCATAAGTAAATACAGCAGTATTATAAACTGGCGATCCTGCAGAATTAACTAAGAACCCACCTGCTTTAAGTGCTGCATCAAATATTCCAACATAAGAACCATTATCATAAACATACACAAACAATTTCTCTGCATACTCGTCCATGTGGTTTGCACCTTCAAGACCATAAGCATCATGAGTTATTGAGAATGAATATTTACAATAAGAACCTCCATCAACAGGAATGTAAGGAATAGATCCTTCATCATCTGCAAGAACAGGGAATATGCGGAACATCTCCCTTGAGGTAAGATATGGAAATACTCCTGCATATTGAGATAATATTACACCATCAGAGGCACGAATACCAGTTACAAGTTGATACAAGGCATCATCCGAAGAGATACCAATAGTAGCAATATAAGTAGTGCTGTCAGCAATGTTTGCATCGTGACCACTAGTCGTAATATCGAAATTCCCTAAAGGAACAATATAAATCGTGGCTAAAACACCTGCACCTTCAACAGCCCATGCATACATAGAACCAATAGCATTGATAGCAGTAACCATCAAAGCAGTAGTATTAGCATCAACTGTAGTAGTTGTGCCATCAGCAGTTACATCCAAATCAGCAGCAGCAGTCCTGTCAGTGACATCAAGAACTTTTGTTCTACCAATATTAAAGAATGGATACTTCTCCCCATGAGCAGCAGCCAAAATCTGTGTAACAAGACTTGCCTGATCGTCAGCATGCAAAGAACCACCAGAAGCAGCACCTAACAAACGCTCACGCACACCATCATAATCCTTACCAAGCATTGTAACGTTTTCAGACATGCCTACTTGACCACTAAGCCTAGGCTTTTTCTGAATCGAAATACTAGCCGGAACTGGAATGTCAATCTCAGCAGCATCAATGTTAAGAACATGACAACTAGGCTTACCTTCGCGAGTACTTGTCTTAAGTACGTTCTTTTGGATGCCCGCCCACTTTGCTCTGGCAGAAAGAATCTCACCGTAGTTTTGAAGCATCACCCCATCGTTACCCGAAAGGGCAGCGATAATATTACTGTCTACCGTATTCAATAAGATTTCGGTAGGTTTTCTAACTAAATTTCCCATTTTATATTTATTTTGAGATTTTTATTATTTTATTATTTTGTTTACGACCTGCTCATTCAATAATGACTTATAGCGAGGATCACCTTTGATTTCAAGAAATAACCTTACAGCCATATCAATAATCTTAGTAGTCCTCAAATCATCAAATTCTAAAGGAACAGATCCTTTTCCTCTTACATGATCAACGTTAGAAACGTTATCAGAGGGATTGCTCTCGTCTAAGAAATACTCTATAGGATTTCTCAAATAAGATAGTTTTATCTTCACGATATCAATATCACCAGAATAGACTTTATAAACACGCCCACCAGGGTAATAAACAGAACCATCTTCCACTCTATAATAGCACTCCTCAATACTAGGAGTAGTGTATTCATTAGTTAAAATCTCATCTTCCTCATTGGTTTTCAATGAAGTCAACTTAATCTCATTACCATCAAAGTCGATTCCTCGGATATTTAATAATCGTAAATAATCAGGGTAAGACATTTTATTCTCATCGTCATACTTATGTGTGTTTTTCGTATTACTGAATGTTTTCTCAGGAACAGGAAAAACTTTCACATCAACATTGCTAGCAAGTTGCAATAGTGGATAAAAAGGTAGTCCATCTGTTGTAACAGTAATAATAGATAAATCATCATCAAAACTTTGATTACGTTCCACATTATTCTGCTTCATATTAATCCATTTCAAAACCACATTATTAATCAACAGGTTCCAAATATCAGGACCAATCACAGATGTTTTCTCTCTCCTTACACCTTGCAAAAATAAATTATATGCCTTACTTGCTTTCATCTTAATCCTTATTTCTGATTAAATCAAACTGAGTTTGCAGTTTCTTAACTTTACCCTTAATTCCATAAGAAGGTGGTACAGACATAGAATACTCTAACATGAGTTTGTCAGCTTCATCTTCGGTTACTTCTTTAACAGTTCCATCAGGCATTGTCAACTCAAGTTTGGCATCACCAGCTTCAAGAGGTTTGCCTTCTTTCAAGGCCAATTGTTGTCCAAGAACATCAACAAGTTTGTTGTTCGCTGGATTCATCATAAACAAAACAGTTTCTTCCAAACTAATTCCAAGCAAAGTATCTCCGTAGAAATACATGTTTTTCTGCTTCTTGATAATCTGAGCGAAAAATAACTTAGAAACAAATATCTGATGTTTACCACCTTTACCCATAGCCCTAATAATACCGGCAGGATTAGTTTTGGCTTCACTATAAACCATTTGCTTCAATAAATTACTTGACATCCCACGAGGATCTTTCGACAAGAAAAATGCAATGTTGTAAAGTTTCTCCTCAGACATATTAGAGGATATCAATTCAAATGCTTGAATCATCAACTCATCTTTATCAACACTTATTGCGGCTTCACTCTCGGCATCTTCTATGTAAAAGATATGCTTACCTGGTATCGCTTCTTCTAAACGATTAGCAACCTCATCAAGTACCAAGAAAAAATGATACTTATTAACATGCTCAGTGTTTTGCATATCAAGAAGCATAGAATGCGTGATTGGAACAATATCATCTTTAGATATAGCATAAGAAGGATCGATAAACTCTTTAGGAACATTTTCAATTCCTGTGAGATATTTTCCGCTTTTACTATCCTGATGAGGTACTGCATAAAATGGTGCAAACTTATACTTGCCCACCAATGCTTTTAATAAAACTTTTCTGTTATTTACCATTTGATTAGATTTTTATTGATTAAAATTATACGTGATAGAGTTCGGCTGTACCGTACTCATCTTTAGAAACAATTCCTGTCTCAGACAAAACGTGAGTATGCTGACCATCAACAGATGTCTGCATTTTATCACCACCAGCATTAATACCCTGAACAGTACCTTTTTTAAATTGACGATCACCCAAAGTGATAAGTTCAACATTAGGACTACCAGCCTCAGTATTTCCAAGAGAAGTGAAGAATGAATTCCATGAAAGTTTACGACTACCATCAGCAGCATATTCAGTAGGACGAGTCATATCGTCAAACCACTTGCTCCATACAGGTACAATACGTACACCATCAAGTTCATAATAGCTGAAAGTTGCGTTAACACCTTTTTCTCTTCCAGTACCTTCAACAAGTTCCTGTGCAGTTACTTTAAACTCTTCCCTCATGATTTGACCAAACTTAGTCATAAACTTCTTACCACCAACAGCAGCAACTTCCATTACGCCATCGTTATTAGAAAGAATAGACAAGTTCTCAAGAACATTATCAATTGTCCTTTTGTTTAAGTTGTTGAATGGAAACTTAAGAGAACCATCACCAATATTTAAAAGACCATCTCCTGAACGAATATCACGACCTTTCATGTCTTTCAACAATACTTTGTCCGACTTGCTTACAGTACCTTTTCCACGAATCAACTGGAATTCACGAGCAGCTGCCCAACGCTCAAGCATTTTTAATTCTTGATGAGTCATCCATGCCATTTCACCATTATGTGTCACCCAATGTTTACGAACATTAATCTGACTAGCAGTACCGGAAATTGACCACTTCATACGCTGAATAGTAAGAGTACTAGAAGCCATATCATCAAATGTGTACTTCTCGTAAGCAGTTTCTGACATCTCATAAAAGTTGGTATAGGCAAAACCTATTTCTTTTCCTTCTTCCAAAAGAGCAGGGTTAATATAATCATCTTCACGACTTCGGTTCAATCGAGCATAATATAACCATACACCGGTCTCAATTTCTTGAGGTAGCATATCATCAACAACAGTAACGATTGTCTGGTTGTCTGACAATTCAAGAGCATCATACGGACTAAACCAGTTCGTATCTAATTTAATTTTAACTACAGCACCATATCTTGCAGGGTATGTAGTATCGACAGCTTCAAATCCAAGGATAACACCTTTTCTGGAATGAAGCGATTTGACAGGCCACTTTACTTTTGTGTTTCCAACAACTGTGTAATTATCAGTCTTCATATCAGCAAACAAACCTTTTGCAGTCAATCCACGATCTGCAAGCAAAGTTTGAAATGTAGCTAATTTTGGAAACAATGTTACGGCCTGGTTTAACATTTCTGGTTCGGCAATAGCATATTGGAAAAAATGGTTTTCCATCATAGTCTCATTGGCGAATCCTTTTAACGTACCTGGATCTACTAATCTCATTGTTATAAAATTTAACGTGTTTCAGGTGAAGAGAATTTGGACAACTTAACACTTAGATCCGTTGCGGGAGATTTCTCTCTCGTTGTTATCGGCTCGATATCAAGTGTTTTTAATAATGCCATTTTCGCTTCTTCTTTAGTATTAGAAAGGACGTTATTAATTGCCTCTTTAGAATTAAACAATCCATATAGCATGTTGAATAATACACCATTATCTTGTATCATCATCATTAACGGAGATGTTCCTAAAGTTTTGTCCGGCATAACAATCTTTTCAAAAAGTGGCTTAAAGCTATCTCGTTGCTCGGGAGTTACCTCAAGCCCATTGATCTCATTAACCTCTTTTAACGATTTATCATAAAATGTCTGTACGTTACCTTTTGCTGAATCATAGACTTTCGTGAACTGAGCATCTTTCGCTGCCTGAACATTAACGTCAGATTTACTTTCGTTAATTTCTTTTTTAGCAGATGCTTTCCAGTCCAAGACCATTAGATCCAAAGTGTCATTATCGACAAGTTTCTGTACCTTCTCTGCGATAACTTCATCACTAAGACCATTAGGGTTTGCTTCGGATTTACCGTGAGCTTTCCTCAAATATTCATTAGCGAATTGTTCGTCAGGAAGATTAAGAAAACCGGATTCACCGACTTTTGCCTTATAAAACTCTTCTACAGACTCATTATTATTCATATATGTATATAATTCCCTTACCTGTGGAGGCAAAGAACCTAATACCTGATTTTGAATTGCCTGATATATTAACTTGTTTTCGTCAACATCGTCAGGTAATGTTTCCCCTGCAAGAACTTCTGGTAATTCTACACCATAATGTTCTTTTAGAGAGCCCCAATATGTATTTGGAGTAAACTTAGTACCTCCTTCTGCGGCTGCTTTCGCTGCTGCTATCTCTTCAGGAGTTTTTCCTTCTATCGCTTTTGCTGCTAATGCTGCTGCATCCGCTACTCTTTGAGCTTCTAACTCTTCTGGTGATTTCCCACCTGCTGCCGAGAAATTTGCAATACTACGTGCTTTCGCTGCATCTGCTGCTTCTTTGGCGGCTAATTCTTCTGTTGTCATTTTGATATGATTTTAAAGTTAAACATTAATCTTTTATTCTTTCTTTACCCATTCCTTGTGAACGAGCCTTTGTTTTTTCAACATCCAATTTCTTCATTTGCTCTTTGTGAGATTTGTCACCTTCTTCTTTCCTGAGCAACATATCGCCTTGTAATGCTAATGCATCAATACCAAGTTGCGCCTCACGAATAGATTCATCAATACGATGCATGGTTTTTTCCTCATCAAGATAAGCCATTTCAACTGCAGTTTCCGTTTCCATTTCTGCTGCCTTAATCTGCATCTCAGTACCCATCTTTTCTCTCTCAAGTTTAGCCTTAATATAAATTTCTGCTCTCTTAAGTTCTAGATCAGATTTCTCTAATACTAATTTTGCTTGAGACAATTGAAGGTCTGCTCGTTTTATTTGCAAATCGATATCTCCCTTCATCTTGATTTTCATTTGCTCTAACTCTGCCTTTTTACTCTCTACAGAAACTGCTGTCTCTTGTTGCATTGCAAGCATTCTGTCAGCATAATACTCAACCTTCTTTTCCATCTCCTTAAGATTGTCTGTATCGAGAATAGATATTAATTGAGATAATGAAATTTCTTTATTGTTACGAGCCTGAAAAGCAACAGATCTTATCATATCAACTTTCTGATTATCCTTCGTGCTGTCAGACAAATACAAATCAATGTACCTATCAATTGCTATATTTTTGTGAACATTAAAATATTTTTTAGCATTAGTATTAGTCATGTAAGTTCCCTCTTTACCATCTTTCCATGCATATCGAGCAAGATTGATGTAACGAGTTAATGCTTCTGCAATAAGAACATCATGTTCGTAATAGAAAATATATGTAATAAGGTTTGAGGCATTTGTTGCCATCTCATATGTGCCGACCTGATCATCCTTTTGGGTTTGCCCCATTGCTTCACGAGTAACACCGGTAACCATGCTTATCTGGTCCTCTAAGTGTATTATAATATCGGATATCATTCCTACTGCAGGGGAAACACTATTGTCATATGTTTGGAACTGATTAAAAGAATTCTGTCGTCCCCCCTTATAGGATTCAATCCATGCAATACCACGCTTAAAGTCTAACAACCATTCATCATCACTCATGTCTGGCCTCTGAGAGATATCCATCACAATACCCTTAACACCTGCCATAGCAAACATTAATTCACGTTGATAGTTTAGTATTGATATCAGTTCATTGATGTCTCTTATTTCCCATACAAGACTATAAGGTTTTTTTGCTGGATCATTAAAAGATTCACCAATTATAGGCAATTGAACAAACGAAGGATTGATATCATATTTCCTTAATTGAATGTCGGACTTTTTAAT